GAGGTTGTGGATAGTGGAGCGGTGCCTCCTGCCCCCACCGTGGCCGTCCCTGTGGCTCTCTGGATGAATGTAGCACCCTGCTTCTCAAATACATATACCCGCACCGTGATTTCTATCACTAAAATAGCGGTGCCGGTCTGGGAGGTTCCCCGTGTATATCCGCGCACCTCTCCCGATATTTTAGCCTGGATGCGGGAGATAACATCCCCTGCGCTCGGGCTGATCCCGTCGGCGCTCGGCAGGGAGTGTATAATAATGTCGCTGGTGTCCTCGCGGTTCGTCTCCAATGCGGAGAGGGCATTAATGCTAATGCGGTTTATCGCGTCTATGCCTGTGATTACTCCGAGGGGGACGCCCATCTGATAGACCCAATTATCCCCGCCGTCGTCGCGTGCGGTGGATTGCACGCCCTGTTCCTGTCCTGCATGGGAGAGATACTGCCCTGTTGTCTGGTACAGGTCCATTAGTCTATCGTAGGCCGTGACCGTGACCGCCTCCCCGCTCTCAATCTGATAGATACGCCCGCGGAAGCATGGGACCAGGCTGTTGCTCTCGGCGTCCCTGTATTCGACCGTGATCTCCATTCCCCTCTCAATAGGGCGGGCGGTCCTGTCGCTCCATTTCGTGAACTGCCCGAGAATGTTGTCGCTCCCTTCTCCGAGCGCGAATTGTACGACCGCCCTGCTCGGTGCCGATCTCGTCAGCCTTACCTTCGGGGTGCCGATTGTCGGGACGCCCTTCAATCCGTCGGCGATTAGATACGCCCCATTAGGTGCATAGATTGCGCACCGCCAGGGGCAGGAGGAGTTTACCGGGAGGGTCGTGGGTGCTACGTCGACGGAGAGGTCGTCGGTGGTTATCTGTTGGGTCAGTAGCTGGACCTGCGTGCGTGTGATACGCCTATATCCGCTCGGGAGCTCTGCGGTGCCTTCGGCCTTGTGATTATCCGCGTCCCATTCCATCCAGGGCGGGAGGCCCTTGGTCCCTGCGTATCCCGTCGTCTGGATCGTGTACGTGTCGCCTGCGTCAAGGTTCGTTACTGTCATTAATACCAGGTCCCCGTGTCCACCAGGGTCTCCGCCTGGCGTGCGGTGCTCTCATGCTGGACGTTTATCGTGGTGTTGTGGTTGTTGTTGGTGGTGGCGCTATACATATATCCCGCGACGGCTCCGGCGGCCAGCCCTGCCCCTCCTACGATGAGGGCGCCCTTGGCGGGGTTCTCTGCTATGCTGGCGAAGGTGGAGACTATCGCGGTGGTTTTCAATACGCCGTTTAATGTCTGAAATAGGGTTACTACTCCCTTAATCGCCTGGGCCGTTCCTATCATCAGCTGGATTCCTGCGGTGAGCTTCTTCATCTTTTCGGCGGTCTCCTCATTTACCAGCCCGAGGGTGGTGACGCCGTTGGTAATGGCGGATAATCCCGACTGCAGGGACTGCATGGCGGTCAGGGTCTCTACGCTCTTTAAAATGGCCTTGGTCTGGTCCTGGTTTAATTGCTGGACGCCTGCGGAGGCCTTGGCCGATTGAGTGGCGACCTCCTCCGCTGTGCGGTTGTATTTCTCGGAGGCCCTCTCGGTCTCCTCTATGTTGCGCTTCGCCTGCGCCATTGGGCGGGAGATTTCGTCCACCGCTCTGAATGTATAGACGACCTCATGCTCTGCCATACGCTCCGCCTCCCGATATTAGGCGGAGGCCTTCGCCCCCGTCCGTTACTGTGGCGTGCCTCTCGATCTCCTGACCTATCCATACGCCTCCGGCTACGGCGGCCGCCCCTACTGCGAGGGCGCCCGGTCCGTACTTGATGAGGTTCGCTGTTCCCCAGGCGGCCTTCGCGGTGTTATATGCCCGCTTGGCGTTTATGATTCCCTTCAGCACCTGGCTCGTCCCTCCGATAATCTGGAAGGCGGCCGCGGTCTTCTGGATCGCCCCGAGGTCTATACCCAGGGCGCGGAGGCTGTTGCTTATGCTCTGGATGTTGCCCGCGAGGCTGTTCAGGTCGCTCACTGCTGTCCCTCCGCTATCGTTATCTGGAGGACATGGTACGCGGTGCCTATGCTGGCCTTATCATATACGACCGACTCTACGTATCCCTTGATGGCGCAGGAGCCGTTTATCCCGATAATCTGGAAGGGCATTTCTGCCCAGAGATAAATGTCGCGGAGGTGCTTCTGCTCGTCGGCGTGCCCTCTCTGGATGCGCACGGTCATTGTCAAATAGCGGACCGCGTTGCCGATCTTCCTGGCGTATGCCCTGGCGCACCCCTCGGGCTTGATGTCCTGGAGGGTGGCGCTGGCGTTGAATACTCCCGTGTCGTCTATGATGATCCCGGAGCCGTCGGTCGCTGTTATCATGTAGGTCACGGGGAAGGCGTCGGACCCGATTGTGCCCGACCTCGCCCCGAGACATGCGGGCGCCTTGATGGTGGCACCGTCCAATCTGAAGGGCATTGGCTGGAGGTTTCTCGAGAGCTCTATGCCGTCCGTGACCTCAATGGTGGGGGTCGTGTCGTCCGCCACCAGGAGGCCCCCTCTGGCGAGGGTTATCTTCTTGACCTTGATGTCGGTGTCTATCGTTATCGTGTGGCCCTGATTGATTAGGACGGAGTCTGTCTCTCCCGGGGGATGTCCCTGGACGGGTCCCCAGGTCGCGTCCTCGCTCCACGCTCCGCTCTTGACGGGGACAAATATACTCATTTACTGCCCCCTGCAATTAGGGTTATAGCTATGCCCTGGCCTGCGGTGAGGTCCGCGGTGTCGATTCCCAGGCCCCCCGTCGCCACCAGGATGATGGCGAGCGGGTCCTTGGTGTCGGCCTCGGTGGGGGTGGTCGGTGTTATGAATACGTCGAGGGCCTTCTCCAGCTCCTCGCTCTCGGCCCTCGGCATCTGTGCGAGGATCGCGCGGGCCTCCTCGCCTGATACGGGCGGGATGAAGCAGGCACCGCGCAGGTCGTCCACGGGCCATTGTCCCGCGAGCTCCATTAGCTTCTCCTGCTCCTCGGAGGTCAGCGGTGCCCCGCTCTCGCGCTTGGCGTTGAGCCTCCCGATCCTCGCCATGTCCTCGGCGGGGAAGGAGGCGGTTATCTCCTTGAAGGCCCAATATGGCAGGCGCCTTATCGTCCGCCCGCCCGCCTGGACCCTGTCGCGGTGTTCGGTCCAGAGCATGGTATCACGAGCTTTCGGGGGTGGCTAAATACATGTTTTCGATGCGGAGGCGTATGGTCTCCATCTGCTTGTCCTGGATGATGGGGGAGAACTGTCCGTCAATCATGGGGACCGCGTGCATGTGGATCTCCTTCGGGTTACTGATTCCGAGGGTGAGGGTTATCGTCTGGGCCATGTTGGCACCCGATAACGCCGAGCCTGCCATGGCTATCTCGTCTAAATCCTCTCTCCAGACCTCCATCTCCATCTCCATCTCGAGGCGTCCTTCGGCGAGCCCTACTGTGCAGGCCCTCCCTATCTCGTCGTCCCATCCTCTGACCCTACCGAGGTTGTTGTTTATGGATATGCGGAAGCTCTGGGGATAAATGGTATTGGAGCCAATCGTCACGCCGTTCATCCATTGGAGCGCGGGGGATGTGGAGAGGGCCGTGGGGGGGTCGAACTCGGGGCGTCCGGGGTATGTCGTTACATGCGAGTACGCCGCCAGGACGGTCTCGTCGAACTCTACGATTCCCCCGGGCTGGTCCGCTCTGATCTCGAGGCGGTCGGTTTTGCATCCTGTATAAATCAACCCGTTGTATCTGTTCGATACTTTCACGGGGAGCGAGGTGGTGCGGGATTTTAGGCGGGGGGTGCCTGCCGTGGTGCCGGTGTCCCCTATCGCGTACTTGATGATTTTCTCCCACCCGCTCGCGTCCCTGGCCTCCACTACGTCACTATATCCCGCGTCCAGGCAGGTGGGGACGTTGTCGGCTATGTTGAAGGCGCGGGAGTCGTGCCTCCACGCGATATTCATGTTAGGGTTATCGGTGGGCGTGAAGCTCCCATTGTCCCCCTTGAGGTCCGCGTAATAGGAGGTTATCCCGCCCGCGACGTGTGCGTAAGTCGGCTCTGTGGTCTCATATAATGGGGATATGTCCCCCGCTGTTAGGTGTGTCATTGTCTGATTACCTCCGTGTTAATCTGCATGGTCACGTCATACCTCGGCCTGGAGGTCCTGGTGTCCCTCTGGGGCGGGTTTATCCGTATGCCATTAATTTCTCCGTGCTCCGTGGTTATGTGGGCCCCTCTGTCGGCCCTCTGCCTCAAATGGTCGGCGACCTGGTCCAGCCATTCGAGGCGGTCCCCGATAATGTGGAGCGTGAATGTGGGGTTATCGTATGCGGTGGCGTATGTCTGCCTGGGGTCGGGCAGGCCTCCCGCGTCCTCGGTCAATACGAGGGTTATGGCGTGGGATTTCATGGCGGGGATATTGCCCGCGAATATTGCGCCGTTGCTGGCGATCCTCCCGCAGTGAGCCGCCCCGCACCTGGCCTTCCCGCAGTATGCGGTCGTGTCCGTCCAATCGAATGGCCAGGGCGCTCCGATCCCCAGGCGGGCCCCTCCGCAGATTGCTCCCGGGCTCCCGCACCTCAATGGCAAATAGGGCCCGAGGAAGCTCGCCAAATAGTCGCGGACGGATAAAATCGCGGTCATAATTCCGCCGTGACCTCCAGGGTGACGTGATAAATGTATGCGTGTCTGGGCGGGCGGAGCATTATCTCGCCGTCCGCCAGGGCTGTGCCGAGATAATAGTGCCTGCCGTTAATGTCCGCGGGGAGGTGTGTCGTAAAAAAATTACGTGCGAAGTCCAAGTGCTCCTTGGCCACCTCCAATCTGCTGGCGCAGGCCATGATGCTAATAAATGCGACCTCTCTGCGAATGTTCGAGCTGTTCGTCCTGCCTCCTATCTTCTGGATGCAGTACGATTCGGGGAGGCTCTGCGGGAATTGCCGGGAATATACGGGGATGCCCGTATTAGGTGCCAAAAGCTCGCGGAGGTCGTCCTCTATGCTCATACGGATTAATCCGGGCGCATTTTTAAAAGGAGGGGTTTTGGCGGGGGGATGGTCCCGCCGTGTTGGGGTTTATGCCTGTTTCTTCATCTCGTCGACTATGACGTCCTTGGCGTACTGCTCGGCTTCCTTTTTGTTGAAGCCCTGCGCCATGAACTTGGCGACCAGCTCGTCCTTCCTCGAGGCCGCCTGGTTAATAGCGTCCTCAATAGCGGGGCGAACAGTACGAAAGGCCTCCGCGGCCTTCTTGCTCCATTCTCCCTTGGAAGCGGTCTTGACGAGGGTCTCGTTGATTGCCCAGGCGGCGATGATTCCGCCTATAAATGCGGTTACTCCTACGGTGACCCAATCGTCGGGGACCCTGCCTGCGGTGAGGCCGTAATAGTAGATTACGGCGCAGGCCAGCCCTGCGGAGATTAGGATGCCGAGGACGTCGGCGATTAGGAAGATTTTATCGAATTTCTGGCACTTGTTGATCTCCCACCTCTCCTTGATAGTGAGGGCGCTGGCGTCCGAAGGATCGCGCCCGGAGGCGACGATGTCGGCTTTAAGCTCCTCTGCCTGGGCCCTCTGCTCGCGGTATTTGCTGATTCCGTAAAATACGAAATAGACCACGGAGCCGATTACGGCCAGGATAATCAAGGCGAGCGCGGATGCAGTGGATATATCCATCATGTTCTCACCTGCTCTAATGCCGATCCCTACCCCAAATAGGCACCATATAATCGGGTACCCCAGGCCATACCACCAGGGGATACATACCCGCCCATTGTGCCATTTAGGAAGGACCGACATGTTCTTGGCTACTCGATGCGGTTTTAAAAGGAGGGGTGGAGCCTCCTGCGGTCCGCTCTCGGCCGTATCTTGGCCTTGGGTGTCCTGGGGGCCGTCATTACGTCATATAGGCCTGTGAAGGCGTCCTCCGCGTCGTCGTGCTCGCTCTTGCCGTCCGCCGTGAAGGTGGCTATATGGTGCCACCATTCGGGCCACCTGTCCGCCCAATGTTCGGGGAGGAGGGCGTGTTGCATCAGCCAAGGGGCGCCGGTCAATATGCGGGCCTTCTTGTTCTTGGTCTGCGTGAACCAGCCGACCGTGCATGCGCCCCCGTGCTGGCGTATGATCTCCTGCACCGCCCTGGCGAAGCCGCGCCCGCCGTTGTTGCTCTCGATATATGCGATTGATACGGGGAGGCCTCCGTACTCCCGGCAGAGCTGTTCGGCCACCAGGGGCTCGGTGTACTCCATGGGCCTGTCCGTATATACTACGTCAAGGACGGCTATGTCCTGCGGGCTCTCGGCGAGCTGGCCTGCTACGATGGAGCAGAGGTAGTCTGCGCCTTCGTCGGCTGTGTCGCAATATGCAAATATGCGGGTAATGGCCGGGAGCTCCTGATAGGTCCGCAGGCTGGTGTATAGTCTGCCCTGGACGTCTATCGGCTCCTGCTGATAATTCGCCATGACTATCGCCTTGTCCTGGGTGTTCAGCAGGATGTTATAATCTTCTGTGCTCAATATGTCGGGGCACAGCATGGAGCCGTCCTCCTGCTGTGCCCTGTATAGTACCGTGCGGACCGGCACCCCGATCCTCGAAAAATGTTCGAGGGCTCTGCCCGCCAGGTCCTGGGTCGCCCAGCGGGTCATAATAATAATTATCTTCATCCCCTGCTCACGCCTACTTAATAGCGTGTTCGTGAAAAAATCCCAAAGCTGGTTTAATCTCCGCTCGTTATATGCTTCTTCGGCGTTCTTTACGAGGTCGTCCACTATGAGCAAGCTGGCGCCGAAGCCGGTAACCGTGCCCCCTGGGCTGGTCGATAAATACGAATGTTCCCCGCGTCCGCCCTCTACGGCCCAGAGCTTCATGCTCCCCGAGCCGGGCTTGATTCTGGTCTTAGGGAAGACGTCGGAATATACGGGAATGTCCGCGGAGGCCTTCTGCTCCTGTATTGCATTTCTCACGGTCTTGGCGAATGTGCTGGACAGCTCCTCGTTATAGGATGCCGTGATTACATGCGCCCCGGGATCATGCCCGAGGGCCCATTCCGTGAATAGGGAGGCGGTCCTGCTCTTGCCATGCCTGGGGGGCATGCACATGACCAGGATACGGTCGTCCGATTCGTAGAAGTCTTGGATGGTCTCGCAGACGTGCCGTAAATATTCGCGGTCCTCGGTGTAAAAATCGGGAGCCATGAGCCGGCAATAGTACCAGAGGGACCTGCGGGCCAGCTCGATGGCCGCCCGCCTGTGGAGCTCCTGGGCGATTGCCTCCGCGTCGGTTGTCATGCTTTCGAGCCCTCGTTCCAGGCCAGGATCGCCTCGCGCTCGGTGAGGGCGTGCGGGCCCTGTGCGAAGCATTGGCTACATTCCACTATCCATGGTTGGGAATAATGCCCGACGTGCCATGTTATCCCCGCCTGCTTCTTGCAAAAGGGGCACGGGTCGAGGTGCGGGAGCTCGGTCATTCCTTCGCCCCCTTGGTCTTTTCATACAGCTTCAGGAGCTCGTCGGTCTCCATGTTCTGCATGGCGTCTATATGGACCGTTACGTCCTCGGTGGCCTGTCCTTTTAGCTTGGCGAGGAACTCCGCCGCTCTTACGTCGCCCTTGATTGCCTTGTTATACATGGCCGCCAGCACCGCTCCCTCCATGGTGAGATTGGTGTCGCGTATGTCCTCGGCGGCCTTCGGGTCCTTGACCTTGCCGTCCTTGCGGAGGGGAAGGTTCGCGTAAAATTCAGCCCATTCCCTCATACTCCGGCGCTTGGCGTGTGCCTTGGCCGAGGCCTTGCCTCCTTTCCGTTGTATTTCGGTTGTGCCCTTGGGGATGGGGCGCAGGTTCTCGGGGTGGGGTTCCGGGTGTGGGTTCGCCATGTCAGTCTCCTCCCTCGAGCCAGATTTGGAGCTCCTTCGTGCATTGGGTGCAGAGCTGATATGTGCGCGGCTCCGATCCCCTCCAAATTAGAATAGCGTCGCTCCTCGGGGCTCCTGTTATGCGCTTGGAGCAGTGCGGGCAGTACCATACCGGGACGGTTTCCCTCTCGCTCATTCGTCCGCCCTCCTCGGCTTATACGGGCAGTCTGTGGGGTCCTCGTCCATCATGCAGATTATCTCCTCGCCGCGTACTCCGTCATT